AACCGGATCTGCATTCAATCATTGTATCGGGACGATCTGGAGCCACGGATACTCGGGGTTCTATAAAGAGTGAAGGAGAGTTTTTGCTTCGATTATCCACGATTGTCACATTTTTACAGGAAAGAGGTGTAAAGAACATTCTACTCTTTGACTTTTCATGTTCGGAAATGACAGAGGGTAGTGAACGAGGTAAGCGACTTTTACGACTGAACTTAACGAAAAAAGGATTGTATGGCGGAAAGAAAACGGAAACTCGTCGTAGAAAGAATAGACGGTATGGACACTCTAAAGCCAATACTCACTCGCTATTTGGAAAACAACAAGCAACTCGCAGACGTAAACACTCGCGCAAAAGACCTTCGCGAACATCGACAAACTCTTGAGTTAGATTTAGCCGCTGCGTACACTGAATCTACAACTTTACCTGCAAAGATTGAACTCAATGCGTCGAAGATGGTGTTTCAAGTGAAAAAGCCAGGTGAATGGAAGAAGGGGTGGTCGCTTTCGAAGAAGCAACTTCAGAACTACTTGATAGAAATTCTTCCCGAACATGGGGAAGATGTAATGAAAGAGATCGTGCGTCGTCATGAGCACACTTTGGTTGCGGATGAATATTCGTTCGAGTTGAAATCATTGCTTGAGTGAGAGATAGGTCCTAGAGGGGGGTGCTTTCTGTGCTTCGCGAATTTGTCGCAGCATCTCTTGCAGTTGTTGAAGGTCTTTTTCCACAGTTTGAAGATTTGTCTCTACCATGAACCCTGTATGGATTCTCGCGATACACGGTGCCATCTCTCGATGGGCGCGAACAACACGGGCAGTCAGGGTGATCAAAGCTTTTTCCATCAATATATGATGTTGATGCAAGATATTTTTAAGTGCCAGTATACAAATGGACCTCAACGTAATTATTCCAGTGCTTCTCTTCATTCTGTTGTCCCCTGGCGTTCTTTTGTCGCTCCCCCCAGGCTCATCCCACCTCGTTCAAGTCGTGACCCATGCAGTTGTCTTTGGTGCGGTCTACGCCACCTTGCGCATGGTGTTTCCTCAATATTATTAAAACGGACCTAAATCAAGCCAGGAGATAGAGAGTAATGGATAGTTATAGTCCCTACAATCCTGCAAATCGTGTCTTTACTGAAAAGGACATTCACTCAATTCTTCACAAGCATGGGCTGCCTCACTATAGGGTGGTCAACCCACGCATGTTTCAAACAGCCATGGTCCATACAACCTATGTTCGAAGAACCGATTACACTACACCGGACGGACGGCTCGCCCATCTGGCACCATGTCCTCCAGGTGTGATGCCCCTTCAAGATGAATCGTATGAATGTTTAGAGTTTGAAGGAGATTCAGTGTTAGGTGTCTGTATCGCCACGTATCTTCGCAAGAAGTATCCTGAGAAGAAGCAGGGGTTTCTAACCGATGCACGTAAAGAGCTCGTAAACAATGAGCGAATTGGTCAATTGTCTAAGCAGATTGGGTTGGATCGGTATTACATCATTAGTCGTCATAACGAAGAGTCGCCTGCCATCGCAGGACGTACGAATACAAAGAAACTAGGTGATATCTTTGAAGCCTTTATTGGTGCATTGTGGACCGACTGTGGAAATCGATTTGCGGTCGTGTATGCCTTTGTAACCACTGTGATGGAGACCTATGTTGAGATTGAAGAAGTCGTGACCGGTGCAACTAATTACAAAGATTTGTTTCAGAAATATTGTCAACGTGATCTGAAATGCACACCGACCTACGAGATGTTATCCAATGATCCTAAGAAGAATGAAATCCGAGTTGCAGTGTGTGATGCGAATGGTAAACACTTAGCCTATGGAAGTGGAAGCACACGGAAGAAAGCAGAACAATTAGCCGCTAAGCAAGCCCTTACAATTTCTGCGTAGTCAAGCGTCCTTTGCGATAGCGTTTCAAGGTACGTCCTCGTGTTTGTAAGACTGACTTGGTGCAAATTCCAATCGCTGCCGATTCCTTATTCGAACCCTTGCGAGCCTTCACTGTTTTTCGCACACTCTTGACACACCGATCAAATTTGGAGGAGATACGCGTTTTCATTACTTATCGCCTAGAGTTTCTTCGAGTTCCACCTCGTCGAGGACCGAGCTTTGTCAGTGCTGCAATATCTTGAACTTTCTTTCGTAACTCATCCACTTCTTGATCGCAGGCTGCAATGTCTTTACGAAGTTCAACCACTTCTTTATTTGGAGCAGACTCACTCACGTACATAGACTTGGGGATTGACGCAGGTGGTGGAACCACAGGGGCAACCACAGGGGCAACCACAGGCGGTGGAACCACTTTTGCCTTTCGAGTCTTTTTGACTTTGACCGGTAGAGGAGCAACCACAGGAGGTGGAACCATGGGTGAAATGGCAGGAGGTGGAACAACTGTTTTTACCTTCCGAGTCTTCTTCGGTTTCGAATTCACCTTTCGGGTCTTTTTGACTTTGATCGATGGAGTAGGAGCATAGATCGCAGCAGGTGGAATCACAGCAGTCGATACGAACGCAAGAGGAATGATTTTACGCAGGTTGCTCGAAAACTCTGCATCACGGTGTGCTACAATACGAACAAATGCAGCCAAGAACTTGTTGACTGCATCTTTGGTGATAAGACTTTCGTATTCGGATGTACCTAACAATGCCAAGGTATCCCATGATCGAGTGATAACCATCTGTAGTTTATTTCTTCCAGCTTTCGTAGTTCGATTCACAAGTCCTTGAAAGTAACCTGTATTGTCGAGAATGGGTATGATGTAACGATATTCAGCTCGATTCTTCAATGCACTTGTGCGTTTGGCCCAATCCAAATAGTCTTTGAGGACTTTCTCGTTACGGCTATCGAACGACCGTCCCCAATCGTGGGCGACCAACTTATCATTCATCAACGCAATGTTTGCGCCATGTAAGTCGGTGTGCATCAATCCATATTCATTCAAATAACTCATTGCAGTTGCGAGCAACATCATATAGGTTGGAAACTTCTCCTTGAAGTCAGGAGTGACCTGAAGTCTGAAAAAATCCTTTCCCTGTTTAGGTGTGATCAAATTCACAAGCTGTCCACTCGCAAGGTCTCTGACTTTACAGGATTGTTGTTCGTCTTCAGGCTTGAATTTAGGTGTACACGAATCCGTCGCAAAGTTCACATAGTCTCGAATGGATGGAAAGACCGGCTCGACGTCTTGTATCACTTTTTGAAGAAATGCTTGCTTTTCGCGTTCACCTGACCTAGCCGACACAATGCGTGAGACTTTGTTTTGGACGTCAATGGATGGATTCGGAGGGTCACAACTCACTGGAGGGTCATACACACAGGTATCTGCACCATTGGCAAGAAACTTGCCACCATACATTATCTTCTACGATAGATAAATGTCCGACGCCAGTAAAACCGAAACTCAGTTGACTCAGGGGATTTCAAACGAGACGATTTGCGGATATTTCTACATCATGTTTTTGGTCGTCGTCGTATTGTCTGTCTTCGTCGTGGGTGTTGATGTATATGTGATGACCAAGCGTCCTGCAGCCGGTTTCTCCATGCTCCTTCGTTCAGCGCCTACGTTACTCATCGCCCTGGTGAATACATTGTTTATGTATACACTCTGTGCGCGGACGCTGTTGAAGTAGAATTTATCCTCTGAGAGTATAAACACAAATGGGAGGCGGTCTTCTACAACTTGTCGCTTATGGTGCTCAGGACGCATACATTACAGGAAATCCTCACATTACCTTCTGGAAGGTGCTCTACAAGCGTCATACGAACTTTGCCATTGAAGCGTTCCGTGTAAACTTTACCGGCGCACCCAACTATGGACAGCGTCTCGTGGCGGTGGTCAATCGCAATGCCGATTTGATCTGGAAAACCTATGTCCAAGTCGTTCTTCCAGATACTACTACTGGAAAGAGCCCTGCTGTTATTTGGTCCGGTGACGACCAACGCCGTATCGGATACCTCCTTCTCAAGAAGATTGAGGTAGAAATTGGTGGACAGATCATTGA